AATAAACCAACAGAGGAGTTTCAAAAGTTTGTAGCCGTAGCCAACCTTTCAGGTTATGAAAAATGCCTGAAAAACAAAGGTGGCGAAGGGTGCAAAGAACAGCTAATTATTGAATGGAGAAAAAGAAATGGCAACTAAATTAGACGGTTTACGCAATCGTTTTTCAACTGGAAACATTATCAAAGAAGCTGGCACGGGCGCTAATTTCTCTAAAGTGATGAGTCCAACAGGAAAAGGTGATATCACCCCCTATACCCGTGAACGCTCCTATGCAGGAACCGATGAATTTGACCAACAGTTTAATATTCCTGACCGAGTTAACCCATCTGAAAATGAAGCTAAGGGAGCTAAGATTATTGCCGAAAATGCAATCAAAGCAGCGTCAAATAAAAAGGTAATTGTCGAAGCTCAATTGAAAGTTGATAAAGCTCGTACTGAGTGGTACGAAGCTGACCAACAATATGTTAAAGGTGTGGCAGAAGGTTCATTGAAACGTTTTGAGGAAAAGATTCAAACTCAAAAAATGTTAGATGGTCAAGCTCCTAAATATATGCAAATCGTTGGTAATTACGCTAACGAAAATGTAGGGGCTGTTAACGTGATGCGCCAGTTGGACAAAATTGAAAACTCGATGAAACTGTAAATTTATTTGGGGGTGAAACATTCCCCCAATCAAAACATGAAACTATGGAAAGTCAAAAAGTTTTCAATCTTTGGAACAGGTTTATCTTGTTCCTTTTTGTTATCACATTTTGCTTTGCTTTATCCTGAAGCTAGAGTATTGCTAATTTGTCTTTATCTGGGTTTGATTGTTGGTAGTGTTATTTTATATTTAATTTCTGATAATCAAGATACTGTAAACTCTGATGAATTAGTTTTTGGTGCTATAGCTTTATTGATTGGTGTTTTTTATGCTTTAGGAATAGGTCAATCTTGGATAGTTTTAAGATTATTATTATGGATTTTATTGTTGATTGTCACTGTTTCAATTTGGATATATTTCACATTACCTCAACCTGAAAATAATGAATAACACCCCTGAACATTTAAAAAATCCTCACCTGTCAGCATGGTCAATAGGTCTAACCATCGCTGGTTGTAGTCTGGCGATGTTTTCACCTTTGGCAATCAACAAAAACCCACAGTTAGGGATTGTTGGTACATCTGCGGGTGCGGTGCTATCTGTTGCGGGGTGGGTGATGGGGAGTCAATCAGAGAAATCAATCAAGCTACAAGCCAAGGTAGAGGAGCAAACCGAGGCTATATTCCTGCGGCGGTTGGGGATGGAATATGAGTTAGAAAAATTTAGGGATATTAGATATTTGAACGAAAGTCAGCAAGCGATCGCGCAGCCTAAAAGCCATGATCAAACATTACCACCATCGCAACAAAGACGGTCGGATGACAATGAAGGGAATCTTCACCGGAGTCAATTGATGGTTTTAGACCGAGAGAGTCCTGTGGAATATAATCAAGAGAATCATGATATCTATTCAGATGAACTATCATTTATTCCTTGCGATATTCCCTCCAATCATATCTTAAACTTCTATAACTGGGATAAGTTAGCCGATGAGTCTTCGGGAATATTAATCGGGGGAAATTCTGGGAGCGCAAAAACATCTCTAGGTGCTGGTTTCGTGATTGGCAAACTAACTGAGCATAAACCCGCCGAGGTGATTGTTTTGGATATCCACGCTTCAAAAAACCCTATCTGGCAACAAATGGGTTTCCCTAGGGTTGAATCAGATGTTGAAATAATTTATCAGATTTTGTGCTGGCTAATTGAAGAAGTCGAGAACCGAAAAGAAAAAGACGGGCATTCTATCATTGTCTGCTTGGATGAAATCAATGATACGATGTCCGAGTTAGCACAATTAGACACTATCAAACCATTGCAAAACAAGGAAAAAAGAGTTAAGACTTTTACTTATGCGATTCGGAAACTTTCTAATGCTAGAAAGTTTGATATTTGTTTAATCGGTTTCATGCAAAGTCATAACACCGAAGCCATAGGAATTGATGGGAAGTTTAGAAATAATTTCCTTTTAATTCTTTGTGGTGCTAGTGCTAGGAGTGAGATTCAAAACTTGTGGAAACATGACACCCCTGAATTTCAGTACATCCAAAGTGCTGCCTATCCTGTTGTTGTTTGTGGTTCTAATCAGCATCAAATCGCAGAACACCCAACGCATAAACATCATCTTGAGTATAGAAAAAAAGGCAATGCTCCTGATGGTTTATTAAATCCTATTTTTTTAAATAAACCAATAGATGTTAAAATAGTTCCATCACCTAATATCAATCTAAAAAAAGATGATGTTCCCAAAGTGTTACAATCAATAAATCCCTTAGATTGTAATACCTGGCAATCAATAGATTATCCCAGTGGCTTGCAATGGCTACCACAACACGAAGCGGGAGTATATTGTGTATTTGTTGACGGTTATCAAAACCCTCTTTATGTAGGTCAATCTAAAGACCTTTGGAGACGTTGGAACAATAAAGGTGACTGGGAACATCACGTTAAAAAACATCTTGAATCAATCGGTGATGTATCGGTGAAAATAGCTTTTTACATCACAAAAAATTGGGATGAGCAAAAACGTTTAACTCTTGAGTCAGAATTACAAGCTAAATATAAACCTTCGTGGAATGGAACAGCTAACAAAACATTACCCGATAAAACACTTTCTGAATCGGCTCAAGCGGTGTTTAATTTCATCAAGGAAATATTTAAGGGTGAACCTATACCAGCCCGTGACTGTTACCGCAAATCATCACTCAGAACTCAGTTTGGATTAAATGCTGAAACTACTGAGTTGATATTTGATGAATTGCAAAATTTTGGTTTAGGTCAAAAACTAATCAAGGAAATTAATGGTTTCAGAAGTGTAAACTTTTTACCTGATATGTAGTAGAATAATGGTAAAATTATCATAAAACAAAAACAAGAAAAAATAATGAAAAAACTGTTTTTATCACTATTGACTGTTACATTATTGAGCGTATCTTTTGCTAATTCATGTTTAGCTAATGAAAATAAAACCATGCGTAATCATACAGGAAATAGTTTGGCTAATGCAAATAGAACGATATTTAATCGTTCAGGAAATTATTTAGTTTTTATATCAAAAAACAAAAAAACACAACACATAATAAAAAATCCTTTAGATATACCTCAACAATTAAACATCACTTCGGATATCCCTTTTCGTGTTATTTGTGAAAAAGATTACGGTGCAGACTATTGTTCAGGATATTTTGATAGAAGTTATCGAGTGATGAAACCAAATGAATCAATAATTGTCGAATTTTATGATTTATATGGTGGGATAAAAAATACATTAGCTATTTCTTTTTCCAATCTAAAATAATAAAAAATTAAAACTATTTTACTTTTTACCTGATATGTAGTAGAACCCTTGATTTATCCTACAAGCAAAGCAAAACACAAGCCCATGAATTATCCCGAAGTAGTCGAATCAGTCTACAGTCAAATCCTGTTAATCCCAGAACCCAATCCCATCCCCAAAAACAAAGACTTTATTTTGATGGTACTCTATCACCGGACGACAAACCCTAAAGCCAAATACCCCCGTGAAGGGGCTGTCAAAACCATTCTTGATCTTGGTTTAGAGTTTGCTCCTGTTGAGGATTGGAACATCAGCTTAGAGGATTACAACGCCGCCAAACTAAACCAACAAACCCGATGGTTGGCGTGGCGAGAGGGGCTAACACCTGTTAACCCAGGGATGAAGAAAACTATAGATAATGAACAGGAGTTTTAAATGAAAAAATCCAAACCAAAATCAGACTATCCAGAGATTGTCGAGTTAGTTGTTGATACTGCCAGAAAGCGCGGCGGCAATCAATTATTAACTGATGTCAATTGGGTAACTAAGACCTTGTTCAAATATCAGAATGGTGTGATTCCCTTGACTGATACCGACTCCGATTGCGTCAGGATTGGAGAGGAGTTAAGACCCCGTTATAAGTGGCAGATCACCAGAGATCATGTAGCTTTTGCTAATCAGAATAGTATTAAGAAGGGATGGAAATAAAATGATCAATACTTTCATCGGAATTGACCCAGGCAAAACCGGAGCGATCGCTATCATTTCTCCATCGGGAATCAAACTCATTGATTGTCCAGTTATTGAGATTGAAACTAAGGTTAAAAGCAAAAAGCCAAACCTCACGCTAATTGATCAACTTGTGGACAAGGGAACAGTCAAGTCCAAAACTAAAATCACAACGAAGTCAAGCCCTGCATTAATGGCATCGGAGTTAGCACAGTTGGCTACCTCAAACTCAATAATCGCCATAGAGAGCGTTCATTCAATGCCAGGACAGGGAGTTCGATCAACCTTTGATTTTGGGATGAATTTTGGCATTTGGTTGGGAGTGATCGCAGCGTTAAATATTCCTATGGAGTTGGTGATCCCTCAAGAATGGAAAAAACACTATGGCTTGATAGGGAAAGACAAGGACGCATCAAGGATTATTGCGGTGCAGTTATTCCCCCAGATGGCTATGGAATTAAAGCTCAAGAAATACAACGGGCGGGCCGAGGCACTTCTCCTTGCTGAATATCTGCGGCGCAAAGCAGGAGGCTAGGACAAAACAAAACCCCGTCCAAAATACTGATGGACGGGGTTTTGTTTTTATGGATTAACTACCGACTGTGCTAGAACTGAGTACGGAATTGATTTATCTTTTCGTCAAACTAATTCTAATTCGTGAATTCTTGCCGACAAATCGGCTGTCCATTTTTCCCAGTCGTGGGTTTGACCATATTTGGATCGAAAATAATCATGCTCTGACTGAATCAGAGAAATTAGATTATTAGGGAAGCACCCATCAACCCCAAATGCTGACACGGGGAACCCTTCGGGATTGTATTCGGGGCTGTATTGATAAGTTGTCGCCATCAACGAGATGGCATCCCCAGATACTTTAAACACGGGAGTATTCCAGTTTTCTTTGAATTTTGCTCTCATTAAGTCAATTGCTGTGTAACTATCCATGATTTTGTCTCCGAGTGTTTAACTGTTACCTGTTACTAATATCCCATAGGTCTTAAAGAATGAATGTCAAGCCTTTTCCAGAAATTTTTTATAGATTTCCTGAAACTCGGACGGTGACAGCATCCCACGCCCTAACCTCTCTATGAGTTCGGCACGAGACAAGCCAAAGGACGCTGATAGGACTTTAAGACCGTCCCACGCGACATCGGTGATATTTATGCCCTTAGAAGTTTTGATTGTGGCGTAGTCGCGGGGTTTCCCTCTGCCTCTTTTTGTGTCCATAATTATTTTAATTTGGGTTGACATATTTATTATAACCTGTGCTATGATTATATTATATCACGGGAGAATTAAAATCATGAGTAGAGAATCAAGAGTAATCTATTATATTCGGTGCGATGTTTGCGGGGAAACAGACGAAGACGGAAATACCTCGTTCGATTACGATTCCGATTGGAATAAAAATCACGGGTTTAATGTTTGTGACCAGTGTTCAGAAGATGGGGAAAACGGAGAAATCTGGGATTACCGCAGCATCGAGGAGGTTATAACGGATGAGATTCCAGACAGAGAAAACTCCACAAACGCTTTCATGAAGGCAGACGCAGAAGGCGAGATTAAATTTGTTAAATGGCTATAGGTTGACTATTTTCTAGTTTTGCTCTAATATATTATATATGCACTAGGTAATATATGGCAAGACAAAAAAAGCTACAGTTGAGTCTATCGGAAACGGAGCATAATCGGCTAAAGTCCTATGCCCAAAGCCAGGAAAAGACTATGGCGGAAGTGATGCGCGATTGTATCAGAAACTTAACAACAGCAAAACAGGAGAGTCATGGGTAAAGCAGCAACACTACGGGAGCAAAAACGGAAGCAGTGGTATCTATCAGAACCTCATGTTTTTGGGAGATTTACATCTGTTATCAATGGGGTGAAGAAAATTGTTGACGGGGCTACAATCGAAAGCTATTTAGCCGATCCTGAATTATTCGATTGGATCAAAGAAACGCTACCAAACAGTCAGAAAGGCATCCCTGATAGAGTGCTAGAAGCATCGTTGCTTGGATTAAAGGATGAAATCTTTTTATATAAAGACACTCGAATGATGCACTTGCTTTTTAAACCTGAGTGCGATATGCCTATTGCGGGTTTGTCAATATATAGCGGTCGTTTCTGGGTTAATCATAATTATCCTAAGCTGTTGGTGAAAAATCCAAACCCCAAGAATGCTACAGCTAGAGACATAGAAAAGGCTGTAACCCTTTGGAAAAAGTCGTTGTGGGACTAGCCTACAAAACTTTATGAGCAAATCCGTCTAGTTGTGCTTATAATAGAAAAACGGTCGGGGTGAGAACTTTCTTCTGTTTTCGCCTTGTCGTGTCCCACCAGTTATAGGAAGATTGACATGAAAATTCCCAAAGAAAAACCCGTCCTGAGAAGACGGGGGATTCAAAAACACCAAGAGAACGAGTCGAAATCTTTTTTAAAAACAGCAAGGACAAAAGCCAATTCATTAAAGTATAACAAAGATATCTTGAAAAAACAAGAGTTTTTGCAAAATATTTTATGAATTGGCGATCGCACGGTCAACTAACTCCTTTTCAAACTTAAACCCCACGATACTAGAGGGATCAACACTATGATTATTCAAAGACATCGAGACGAGTTCCTGGCTTCAGCTATTCATCCCCATATTATCGACTTAAACTTTGAGTCACTCAAGGGACAGGATGCTCTTGAAGCCGTATTATACGGGGAGATGGAAGCTCTAGGAAAAAAATCACCCCACTCGCTTCAGTACACCACAACCCCCCTCAAGAGGCTTTTTGAACGCTTCAAGCACCTAGAGGACGGGGGGTGGAGTTTTAGGGGCGTTGATCCTCTCAACTGTTCCCAATATATGAAATGGGGATGTTTTAAAGCCGATAGACCTCGCTATAGTTTCAGCGACCTATTGAAGATGATTAAATACGAGCATCCGGGGAAAGTGCCTACACGAGCATTTTTCGTGGTGCCATCCTGGGAGATTGGGGTAAAAATAGCCATCAAAGCGGGTGAGCAGTATATTGAAAGCTACAAGTCCCGATGTCCGCAAGGGGACTTTGATTGGAGTGAGGGCGATCGCTACTTTTGGGAGTGGGCAATTGAGATCAACTTGCCAATCACGATCACCGAGGGGGCTAAGAAAGCAGCGTGCTTGATATCGGCGGGATACGCTTGCATCGGATTACCTGGGATTACTGGGGGAGTGCGGACTAGCCGAGAGGACGGTAACGGATTTAAGGAGAAGTGCGCTCCTTACCTGATTCCTGAGTTAGAGATTTTTGTGACGACAGGGCGACGGGTGAATATTGTTTTTGACCATGAAACAAAAATCAAAACCATTCGCAACGTCCAAAGGGAGATAAATAAATTAGGTGAGCTTTTTCAGAAGGACAAACGGGATGTCCGTGTGATCAGTTTTCCTGGGCCAGAGAAGGGAGTTGATGATTTTATCATGGCGCATGGAGAAGAAGAATTTGATCTTCTATATAACAAGGCTCCTGATTATCGGATTTATCAATTCAACAGAGGGTGGCAACTAACCAAGACTCCGACATTGACCCTAAACGTTCGATATTTGGGAGATTTACCCACTCCTACTACTGGGTCTGTTTTTATCTACTCAGGCATGGGAACAGGGAAAACTAAACGGCTAGAACCTATCGCCCAGGATGCTATTGCTAGTGGGCGGAGGGTTTTGGTGATTACCCACAGGGTTGAACTTGGGCGGGCAATCTGCAATGCGGTGGGTGTGCCTTGGGTTGAGGAGTGCAAGGGAAGCGTTGAAGGGAAAACCCTGGGGTATGGTTTGTGCGTAGATAGTTTGCACCCCCTGAGCCAAGCCAGTTTTGACCCAGAGGCTTGGGAGGGTGCTGCGGTGATCATAGATGAAGTTGAGCAAGTCCTTTGGCATTTGTTCAATAGTTCAACCTGTGCCGAAAAACGGACAGCAATCCTTTCAAGTCTGGAAACGTTACTGAAAAGCGTTCTAACAACGGGAGGATTGTTAATTGCCCAAGATGCCGACCTTTCAAATTACTCAATTGACTACCTTACGGAATTGTCGGGGATTGAAAATCTGGAACCCTACATTGTCGTCAATAAATACAAAGGAAACGGGCGCAAGGTTCGTTTCTATAGCCATAAAGTCGAAGCACTCTATAAAGAGATAGACAAGCAAATTCGTGAAGGCAAGCGAATGATAATCGTGGAGGATA